CCTGAAAAATCCCAAGGGGCCTTACCTTAGTCCTGATACGCCGGAATATTGCGGTCGGTCACCAAAATGGATACGGTTTTCTGCCTCTCCTGGCCGGGCTGTGTGCGTTGAAACAGCTTTCTGCAATGTCCGGGGGCCTGGAAACAGAAAAATCGCTCTGTGAAGCTCCGGCAAGGCGGAAACACGTTTTCCCGTTTTGCTTGCAATCAATGCTGAGGGCCTATCCATGGTGGATCTCATGATCGAGGATCGTGGCAGCGGAAAATCGGCGGTGCTGCATGATGGGGAGATCCTCAGCCTTGGCCGCGGGGCCGTCGTTTGTGCTGCAGCCCGGAAGCTGATCGAACGCGGGCGCGATGGTGGGGAGTTTTTGCAGGCCTGGCGCGGTTCGACTTTGTGTCTGGCAGGGCAGATCAGAGCATTTGCTGCGCTCACCGTCTGGGAAACTGCCACGGGACCAAAATTTGCACCGTATCGGATCGATCGGAGGCATCCATGATCGAAGCCGTGATTTACGCGCTGATCTACATCGCGCTCTTGGCGCTGGTCGTCTATCTGGTGCTGTGGGTGACGACGGATGTGCTCGGTCTGCCCTTGCCGCCGAAGGTCATCCAGATCATCTGGGTGATCGTGGCGTTAGTGGTGATTCTGATCCTGGTGCGGTTGATCTTGGGCCATGGTGGGTTGCGGTTTCCGTAGGCGTGGCGTTTGGGTTTGCCCGGCGTTTTGGGGTCGTGCCTGCCCGGGCGAGCGGGAGCGGTGGGCACAGCCCTCAAGCTGCGCGCCGCTTTCCCGTTTATGAGCCTTTGTGTGAAAGTGTGAAAACATGAGCGAATACCTGATTGGCGCGGCGTGGGGGCTGATGGTCGTTTCGATGACCTTGGCGCTGGTGGCGGTGCTGCGATGAGGCAGAACGGGCGGCCGAGCGCGGCGCGGCTGGCGATCCGCTGCGAGCCGGACCGGCCACAACCTCCGGAGGAATTTTCCGAGGCCGAGGCGCGCGAGTGGGTGACCATCGTCGAGGCCTATCCGGCGGACTGGTTTCTCGCCGGCAACCTGCCGATTTTGCGGCAGTATTGCCGCCACATCGTGCGAGCCGGGGATATCGGGCAATGGGCGCACGCGGCGACCACGCAGGAGGAACGCGACCATTGGCTCGCCGAGGAACGCCGGCAGAGCGACCTTATCCATAAACTGGCGCGTTCAATGCGCCTCACGCAGGCGGGCATCCGTGCAAAATACTACGCCGCACCAACCAAGCTCACACCAACCGCTCGCCCGTGGGACAGCGACAACATCGGGTCGGCATAGTCGCGGCAATCAGGCGATCGACTGGATCCAGCGGTATTGCCGCATTCCGGAAGGCAAGGACGTCGGCAAGCCGGTGATCCTGCGGGTGTGGCAGCAGAACGAAATCCGCAAGATTTACGACAACGAGGCCGGCACGCGGCGGGCGATCGTGTCGTTCGGGCGCAAGAATGCCAAGACCACGCTGGCGGCGTTCCTGTTGCTGCTGCATCTGTGCGGACCGCGGGCGAAACCGAATTCACAGCTTTACTCGGCGGCGCAATCGCGCGAGCAGGCCGGTATCATTTTCTCGCTGGCGGCAAAGATCATCCGCATGTCGCCGGACCTGCTGGCCACCGTGCAGATTCGGGACACGGCAAAGCAACTGCTGTGCCCGGAGCTCGGCACGGTGTACCGGGCGCTCGCCGCCGAGGCCTCGACCGCCTACGGGCTGTCGCCGGCGTTCCTGGTGCACGACGAGCTCGGCCTCGAGCGCGGCAACCGCTCGCAACTTTACGAGGCGCTCGAGACCGCGACCGGCGCGCAGGAGGATCCGCTCTCGGTGATCATCTCGACGCAGGCGCCGACCGACAGCGACCTGCTCTCGATGCTCATCGACGATGCCGCCGCCGGCAACGATCCGCGGGTGACGCTGTCGCTGTACACGGCGCCGGTCGGCCTCGATCCTTTTGCGGCCGAGACGATCAAGCTGGCCAATCCGGCATTCGGCGATTTCCTCAACGCGCGGGAAGTCATGGCGATGGCCGAGGACGCCAAGCGCATGCCGGCGCGCGAGGCGGAATTCCGAAATTTGATCCTCAATCAGCGGGTCGAGGCCTCCTCGCCATTCATCTCGCGCAACGTCTGGTCGGCCTGCGGCAAGCCGGTGAAACCGTTCGGGAACGTGCCGGTATACGGCGGCCTCGATCTGTCTGAGACGCGCGATCTCACCGCCTTCGTACTCATCGGCAAGGTCGACAACGTGTGGCAGGTGCATCCGACATTCTGGCTGCCGGGAGATGGCCTGCGCGAAAAGGCGCGCACCGATCGGGTGCCGTGGGATCTCTGGCGCGAGCAGGGTTTCTTGAATGTGGCGCCCGGCAAGTCGGTCGACTACGAATTCGTTGCCGAGTATGTCCGCGGCTGTTTCGAGAAATACAACATCCACAAGATCGCTTTCGATCGCTGGAATTTCCGCCATCTGCGGCCGTGGCTCGGCAAAGCCGGGTTTACCGACGCGCAGATCGAGGCGACGTTCATGGAGTTCGGCCAGGGATATGTATCGATGTCGCCGGCGCTGCGCGACCTCGAGGCCGAGCTCATCAATGAGCGCATGGCGCACGGCGACCATCCGGTGCTGTCGATGTGCGCGGCCAATGCCGTCGTCGACAAGGACGCCAAGGGCAACCGCTGCTTGAACCGGAAGAAATCGCCGGCACGCATCGACGGCATGATCGCGTTGACGATGGCATTAGGTGCGGCGCCGAGCCTGGTCGAGCAGCCGGCGCCGACCTACGGAATGTATTTCGTGGGCTGAAAGCTTTCTCGTTTCAACGTCGAAACCCTTTCCGAAAACCTTTCTCGAAAGGTCACGGTGAAATCATGCCGACACCACATCCGCAGACCGAAAGCAAGGACGAATGGATGGACCGTTGCATTCCGGCCGTGATCGATGACGGCGCCGCCGCCGATACCGAGCAGGCCGTCGCCATGTGCTCGAGCATGTGGGAGGATTCGGCCAAGTCGGCTATCGCGGTCGATCGCGCCTATGCCTTGATAAATATCAAATCGGTTGCCGACGAGCAGCGCACCATCACCGGCACCGCCACCACGCCGGAACCGGACCGCCTCGGCGATATCGTCGAGCCGCTCGGTGTGAGTTTCAAGAACCCATTGCCGCTCCTGTGGCAGCATCGCGCCGCCGAGCCGGTCGGCACCGCCACGTTCGCGAAACCGACGAAAGACGGCATCAGCTTCACCGCCCGGCTGGCCAAGGTCGACGAGCCGGGCCGGTTAAAAGACCGCATCGACGAGGCCTGGCAGTCGATCAAGGCCGGGCTGGTGCGCGGCGTCTCGATCGGCTTTCGCGCCCGCGAAACTTCCATGATGAAAGACGGCGGCATCCGGTTCATCAAGTCAGAGGTCTTGGAGTTGAGCCTCGTCACCGTGCCGGCCAACGCCTCGACGACCATCGCCACCATCCGTTCTCTCGCTGCCGCGCCGACCGCGCCAGGTCACAAGGCAAACGGCAACGCTCACTCGCCCGGCGTCACGGGATCAAGCAAACCACGCACGCCGAAAGGGGCGAAAGCAATGACCATCCTCGAACAGATCGAGGCGTTCGAAAAGCAGCGTAAAAGCAAGTTCGAACGCATGAACGACATGATGCAGAAAGCGGCAGACGCCGGCGAGACGCTGGCGCCGGAAGCCAACGACGAATACGATGGCCTCGAGCGTGAGCTCGGCGGCATCGATGCACACTTGAAGCGGCTGCGCGAGCTCGAAGCCCGCAACGTCGCGCAGGCAACGCCGCTCGACAACGTCACCACGATCGCGCGCGCAAGCGAAGCCCGCTCGAGCTATCCGGTGATCCGCGTCAAGGCCAACGTGCCGCCCGGCACCGCCTTCGTGCGGCGGCTGATCGCCGAGACTCGCAACGTCATGGGATGGGACCGGCGGCATCCGGCCGACATCGCCAAGGCCGAGCCGGCTTGGCACAACACGCCCGAGGTCGAGATGTATCTGCGCGCCGCAGTCGACGCCGGGACAACGACGCATGCAACCTGGGCGGCACCGCTGGTCGAGCCGACCAATCTGACATCGGAGTTCGCCGAGATGCTGCGCATGGCCAGCATCATCGGCCGCATTCCCGGTATCAGGCGGGTCCCGTTCAATATCAAGGTGCCAAGGCAGACGGGCAGCTCGACCGTCAACTGGATCGGCGAGACCCGCGTCAAGCCGGTGTCGGCGCTCGTCTTCGATCAGATCACGCTGACACACACAAAAGTCGCGGGGATCGTCATAATCAGCGAAGAGCTCCTGCGCTTCAGCAACCCGGCAGCCGAGGAAATCATCCGCAACGATCTGCGTGACAAGATCACTGAACTTGTCGATCATGATTTTCTCGATCCGACGCTGGCGGAGCAGACCGGCGTGCGCCCGGCCTCGATCACCAACGGCGTCACCCCCATCAACGCCAGCGGCACCAATGCCGATGCGCTCCGTGCCGATCTCGGCGATCTGCTGGCCGAGTTCCTCGGGGACAACATGGATCTCGGATCGCTCGTGCTGGTGATGAAGCAGGATCAGGCGATGCGTATCTCGCTCATGGTCAACACGCTCGGCACGCCGGAGTTCCCCGGCATGACGCGCGACGGCGGCACGCTGGTCGGCATCCCGGTGATCGCCAGCCAGAACATCGTCGACAGCGGCGGCTCGCCGACCGACGGATCGCTCATCGTCGCCATCAACGCCCGCGACATCCTGCTCGCCGACGACGGCGCCGTGACCGTCGATGCCAGCCGTGAAGCCTCGGTGCAAATGGACAGTTCACCGGACAGCCCGTCGACCGGTTCCACAAATCTCGTCAGTTTGTGGCAGCACAATCTAGTCGGGCTGCGTGCCGAGCGGATGATCAACTTCAAAAAGCGCAGAAGTACCGCGGTGAATTATATTCAATTCGCGAAATACGAGTAATCACGCGAACTC